CCTGGTATGCACCGCGGGTGGCGTTTTCTTTCATGCCACGGAATACCTCGCCGGATAAGCGAATGGAGTAGTATTCATCCATCCACTCTATGATACGTTCGATCAGAGAGCCGAACGGACCGTCTGCCAGTGGCTCGGAGATACTGATCACATCTACATTGTGTTGCTTCTTTAAAAGAGATTTATACACAATGGACTCTTCCTGATTCCGGGCGAACCGACTGAATTTCCATACCAGGATGCAGTCAACCGGATGATCGGGACCTTTGGCCAGACCAATCATTTCCTGAAAACCGGGGCGTTTATCGGCTTTTCTTCCGGAGATACCGAGATCTGTGAAGATCTTCAGGATTACAATATTATTCTTGGCTGCATAATCCCGGAGAAGATGTTCCTGAGAATCCGGAGAGATTTCTTCCTGATCGTGCGTGGATACACGGATATATCCGTATGCATATTTTAGGCTCATTGTATCAGCTCCTTTGTATTTTATGTAAAAAAGGGTACAAAAATAACAGCCCGAGAACTTTTGTTCTCTTGCATGGCTGCTCCGGAGATGATACAATGTTGTTTGGAGTTAAGGTATCTCTTCGGAGAACTTAACAGAAACATATTGGAGTATGTTTCATCGCTCGACCGTTCCTGTTGGCGCAGGAGCGGTTTTTATTTATTTACCAGCCTTGTACGGAAATAACGTATTCGTCATGTTCTGGAAGGTTGTATTCGGATAGTTCAAAAGGTTTTGTTGTGCCAGCTGTCATGTTGTCTACATAAGTAGTATCTCCATAAACGATGGAACCATTGCTTTTCAACAGGACAGTGACGGCAACCATGTCAATATCGGAATCACTGTTATTTGCAACTTCTCCGGTATAAGAAACAGCGCCATAATCCTGAACTATTTCACTTGTATTGGAAACCGAGAATGAAGATACCGGAATGATTCCCGATGTATCCCCAGGAACGAAAGTTCCAGAGTGAATCGAAAATTCTACAGTGGCAGGCACCTTTCCGTTACAGTCGATAACACTTCCAAAAGAAATAGTGTCGTTTGGCGCGATATAGAAGAGTGTCTGATCAGAAGTTCCAACAATAGAACCATCCTCTCCTTTGGCTGTGATGGTTAAAACCGGAAGCTGCATCGCCCAATCAGCATTTGGATTGTTTAAAGTTACGCCATAATAAGCATAGACATCGCCCATTCCATCATCACTGATATAGTACCCACTTTCTGCAATAGATGCTTCCTGCTTTTCGGCCTCTTTCTTCTCTTCTTTTTTCTGCGATACAGAATTACTGTTTGAAGTTTTCTGCGAACTAGAGTCACTTGCAGAAGAACCTCCACACGCAGTAAAAGATGTTGCCATAACTCCAGCCAACATTAGTGCTACAATTTTTCTTCTCATAAAGTTTGTCCTCCTTCTTATGGAATGTAGTATTTATATAATCACAAAAGCGCGGTCATATATTAAAATTAGTCTGTTTCGCTAAGTGCTATAGTTTTTGTTATTCCGGAAACTGTTACCTGATAGGTAATCTGTTTGCTTGAATCAGAATAAGAAAACTCTTTTGTATCATCCAGAGAAGCAAGAAGAGCGGAATCGGTTGCTTCTTTGTCTCTGGTAGATGTCCAAGTATATTCTTCAGAATATTCTGTAGGAGCAGTATAGGTTCCAACCCAGTAAACAGCAGTCGTGTTTCCTTCATCCATGATCCAGTTTATTGTGATGGTATCCTCTGTAATATCTGCCTGCATCCAAGTACCGTCATCATCTTTGTACTCCCATTTTCCAGTAAGCACAACAGGTTCTTTGACTTCTTCCTTTGCTTCCTCTTTTGGAGTTTCGGCAGATGCTTCTGTCTTCTTGGATGATTCCTTTGCTTCTTTTGATGAAGCGGAGCTATTGCCGCAGGCTGTAAATGACAGTGCCATGCTTCCGATCAGAATCAATGCTACAAGTTTCTTTTTCATAATTTTTCCTCCTCATAAAAAGTGTTTCTATATAATCGCATATGCGGTTATACCAATTTCATCACAGACAACTGTGGTATAAAATACACCACATAATTATCTACCTGTTTACAGATCCCGTACTTATTCCGGTAACATTCAATACATTCTTCCAGAAATTCTTCTGTCACTTCCAGGTATTCTGCGATTTCAAACCGGTTCTGGCAGCCATGCTCAAAGGCTCGTACCAGTCCGATCAGACCGATCTGCTTGTTGTACGCCCAGAGTCTTGCCTGACGTTCCTGTTTTCGGTTGGCAGCAGATGTCATATCAAGAATATTGCCAACGGAAGTGTAGTGGTGTCCGAGTTCTTCGGCAAGGACACAGGATTTTTCTGTGGTTGTAGTAATATCCTGCCGGATTGCAATTCGACTACCTTTGATTCGACCATTATTATATTTTAGAGGTTTTTCTTTTACTGAGAGACCAATATCGCTGGCCTCATCTAAAAGTGCTTCATAAGTGTTTATTGCTAACACCCCCTAAAGATCAATTTTTCTTTTTCAAAGTATAATTTTCTTTTATAAAATATCCATTACCGCCCTGCCAACAATAGATTTCGACTTTGCCAATACTACCATCCGCAAGATAATATATCCGTCCATGTATAGTTTTCCCTGTTTTTGAAGATTCGCGTTTCCAAACCTCATCCGAAGATAATGGGGCAATTCTCATACTTAGAGGAAATTTAGCGGGTTTACCACTCTTGGTAGTAGGAGAACAAAACAAACAGCAAAAGTCATCGTGTCCAGATTTCATGCCTTCAGATGAAAATCGAGCAGTTGCAACATCAATACTGAAACGAGAAAAAATTTTATCCGTTTTGGCATGTTCTTTGATTATACTATTGATTTTTTTCAAGTCCTCTCTTGCCTTATTAAGATTTATTCCTTCAATGAGATAACACGGATCGGAATTAGGAGTATGTTTATAAACTTTAATGTTTGTAAAATCATATCCTATATTAGGGAAGAGCTTCATATCTTCGACAGTCACAGTTTTAACAGCAGGAACAGTAGGTTTTGGCTTTGGTACTTCTTTTTTGAAAAAATTGAAAAATCCCATAAATTATCTCCTTAAAAATTATCATCATCCATAACATCATTATCTGATGTATCTGTTCCTTCAGGAATATTTATATCTGTACGTGTGTGCGCAGCATTAAGTTGTGGACTTGTTTGCATTTCCTGAAGTGATAGCAACTGAGTAGTGTATTTGTCAATATCCTTTCGGTTTATTTCGTGTAAGTGTAAATAATTTTTAAAATGTTCTTTTTCGGAAGGTGAAAAATCTTTTATGCTATCAATTATATCTTCCAAATTATCATTGATAAAAGCATTTGCAATATCACCATCACTAACAGTCCATCCCATCAGATACGCTGGAGAAACGTTGCCGAGATGAGCAGCAGCCTCTATTTTGTCAGAGGGAATATTTGTAATGATATTATTTTCATACTTATATAGTGTTTGTTTGGATACATTTATTTTGTCAGCAAAATCAACCTGACTCATTCCTAGTTTGTTCCTAATTTCTTTTATACGTTCACCAACAGTCATGTTTAGTTCCTCCTTTATGAAGTAACTTTATAATAGCACAAAAATGTTGTAATTGCAATAAAAAATATCTTGACAAGTTACCGAAATGTGATATACTAAGAGTAACTTAAAAAGATACGGAGGTGAAAGTGTGATAAAGACAAATGAACTGAGAGGGATAATTGCTAAAAATGGATTATCTCAAACAGATGTTGCCAAAATGATAGGCGTTACGCCAAAAACATTTTATGAAAAGATGAAAAATGGTGTTTTTGGTAGTGATGAGATTCAAATTATGATTGATGAACTACATATAGATGATCCAATGCCTATTTTTTTTGCACATGAGTAACTTTTGAAGATACTAAAGGAGGCGTAAATGAAAGAATTACAAATTTTCAATTCAGAAGAGTTCGGGGAAATCCGAACAGTACAACTTAATAATGAAACATATTTTGTAGGAAAAGACGTGGCAACAGCACTTGGTTATGCAAATCCTAAAAATGCAGTTCCAACTCATGTAAGTGAGGAAGATAAGCTGAGTACCCAAATCGAGTACGCAGGTCAGAGAAGAGAAGTAACGGTCATCAACGAGTCTGGCTTATATGCTTTAATCTTCGGAAGTAAGCTGGAGTCAGCTAAGAGATTCAAACGCTGGGTGACAAGCGAGGTGCTTCCAGCTATCAGAAAGACTGGTTCTTATCAGAAGCCGCTTACACCACAGGAGATGTTGCGTATTCAGCTTGGTATGATCGATAACCACGAAGACAGAATCGCTGATCTTGAGCAGAATATGACTATTGATTACGGTCAGCAGATGGCGCTTGGCGATACAGTCAGCAGAGTGGTTATTGATGCACTTGGCGGGAAAGAAAGTAATGCCTATAAAGAAATCAGTAAAAAGGTATTTGCGGAATGCAACAGAGATTTGAAACATTACTTTAATGTCAATGCGAGAAATAATGTTCCAAAAAAGAAATTCGATGAAGCTGTGCAGTATGTAAAGAATTGGCAGCCGTGTACAAATACAAGGATTATGATTCAAGAATACAACGCCCAGTTATCTATGGAGTGTGATTAAAATTATGAATCAAGATGTAGGCGAGACACAAATCGCAAGAAAGCTTGTTAATCAGTATCCAGAGCTATCTGACCGCATTAGTTTCCGAGGACTGCAAAAGTTAGCACGGAGAGCATTGCTTAGGGGATATTCAGAGAAAATGGTAATATTCGGGTTAGATACGGTTATCAAAAAAAAACTATAAGCGAGACGAATATCACGGAAATGATGCGCTTGATGAGAAACGCTTCATATTGGACGCCGAGTTTCGATCCGTTATGAAAGGACAGGATGAGACAAAAATATTGTGGTGTTAAAGGGAAATAAGAAGAATTCAACAGGGTAAATCAACAAGTACAACCAGCATCGCATAGTTTAAAGAGAGGTGGTGGATTTGCAACATATTTTTATTGCAGAAATTGATGGAAAAGAAATTGACATGGCAACCATGATGCCGGAGGAAAAGCAAAAGGCAGTCATGGAAATGACCAGAAAGTTTGTAGAGCATTTTGGGTACCAGCAGGAGAAAACCGCGTAAGCGGTACCAGTTGGACAAGCAAAGGAGGGATAAGAGATGTTTTATAAAATTGCAAAGGCATTAAGTAAAGTGACTATTATTTTTGGATTTGTGCTTATGGTTGGTGGCGGTTCGGAAAAGAGTCAGGAACTGTTTTATTTATATGAAGCACTTGGAATAGTCACGTTTGCCGCCGGAGCGTTTGCACTGGAATGTTTTCAGTATCAAGAACACCAATATCGGAAAAGGAAAATAAGGGAGGCGAAAGAGCATGCCAGAAGAGAAGCAGCGTAAGAGCATCAGAGTAGGCGAGATCGATAAGATGATCAACAAACTGCAGTCGCTGGAAAGGGTTGACGGTACATCCGAGTATTACAAGAATAATGCGATCGCATACTTGTCGGATCTGGCAAATCATTTGGATAGGATAGGCGTAAAGACAATAAAAATGCGCCCGGAAGTTGCAGCTTCCAGTGGCGCACATAACAAAAAACTCAACTAAATTATAGGAAAATCGGAGGAGAAAGTCAATGATCAAAGTTGAAAATAGAGTATGTCATATTAAGACATCAAAGGGAATACCGGGATTAACGACAGATTTAGCGGTTATTGTTCGGACTGTTAAAAAGATACTGATGGAAGGGTGCGATCACAGCGAAACCGAGGCGAAAAAAGTGATTGACCGGGCGGTGGAACTTGGCTTTGCAACAGATGAAGAAATCACACAGGAAGCGATGGCAGCAATGGACAAAGTGATGATGCTTCTGAAAAATTTGCCACTTTAGATGAAGATGTGTACCTAAAGGGGGCGTGATAATGGAAAAGAAACCATTGATTATTCGGTGCTCTGATGGGTGGATCTACGGCTTATTCGGTTATTACGAGGAAGCGGTAGAAGTGGCAGAACAGCATATAGACGGAACAGAACATACATATATCATCATATGAAAAGCGTGAGGAAAAGATGGAACCTTATAAAATCTATGATTTTGAAGATGAAAAAGCCTGGCTGAAGGGGCGGTTAAACGGAATCGGCGGAAGTGATGCAAGTGCTGTGGTTGGAAAGAACCCATACAAAACAAACATTGAGCTGTTTGAAGAAAAGACCGGCAGAAGGATTGCACCAGACATTTCAGAAAAGCCTTATGTGATCTATGGGAAAGAGGCGGAGCAGTTCATCAGGGAGCTGTTCCGCCTGGATTATCCACAGTATCAGGTCACACACCATGAATTCCGAATCTTGCAGAGTCTGGAGTATCCGTTCATGCAGGCTTCTCTGGATGGGGAGCTGGTTGATCAGGACGGCCGGAAAGGGATTCTGGAGATTAAGACCACCAACATTCTGCAGTCTATGCAATATGAGAAATGGAAGGACCGGATCCCGGATAACTATTACATTCAGGTGCTGCATTATCTGCTTGTTACCGGATATGAGTTTGTTGTCCTCCGGGCGCATTTGCGGAGCAACTGGGGAACAGACGTCCGGACACAGGTGAAGCATTATTTTATTGAAAGAGCAGAAGTCCAGGCTGATCTGGATTATCTGCAGGAGGAAGAAATCAAGTTTTGGAAGTATGTGGAAAGCGGGCGCAAACCGCCGCTGATACTTCCGGAGATCTAAAAAGAAGGAGGAGCGTATGGAATTACGGATTACAAATCCGCAGGAAAGCTGGCTGACAGAGCAGATCCTGTGGAACAACGAGGAATTAAAGGCTGCGATTGCTGAGAAGGTAAAGGACTATAAGACGATCGCCTACACAGAGGATTCGCTCAAGGACATGAAAGCGGATCGGGCAGATCTGAACAAGCTGAAAAAAGCTTTCGAGGACGAACGGAAGCGTGTCAAGAAGATCTGCATGGAGCCGTACACCAAGTTTGAGCAGCAGGTCAAGGAAATCACGGCTCTGATTGATGAACCGATCGGACTGATTGACTCTCAGATCAAGGAGCTTGATGAGCGCCGCAAGGCTGCAAAACGGGAAGAGATTGAAGAACTGTTTGCATCCATCGGATTCCAGAGCTTTGTGAAGCTGGACATGGTCTGGGATGAAAAGTGGCTGAATGCAACGGTTACACTGCCAAAGATCGAAGAGCAGATGAAGAGCCGGATGTATCAGATTGGTACGGATGTGGTAACGATCAGCAAGCTTCCGGAATTTAAGTTTGAAGCAATGGAAGTTTACCGGAAGACACTGGATATGAACCAGGCGATTCAGGAAGGACAGAGGCTTGCCGACATCCAGAAAAGAAAACTGGAAGCGGAACGCATGGAGGCAGAGCGGAAAGCGAGGGAAGAGGAAGAAGCAGCGAAGCAGCAGACCGCAGCTGAACAGAAGGAAGAACTGGCAGAAGAGAAAGAAACAGCATCCGAATCTGTACCGGAAGCTCCGGAAGAGGAAGCAGTTTCAATTCTGGAAGAGGAAGAGCCGGTATTCCAGCTTGACTTCCGTGTATGGGGAACCAGGGGGCAGATTATGGCACTCCGTGAATATATGTTACAGAATCAGATTCGATTCGGAAAGGTGGAATAAGACATGGCAGTACAGAACAGTTTGGCAAGACAGGATCAGTCAATGAAGTTATCAGTTTATCTGCAGAACGATGCGGTAAAGAAGCAGATCAATCAGGTCGTTGGTGGAAAGAATGGGACAAGGTTCATTTCCAGTATTGTAAGTGCGGTGCAGAGTACACCGGCGCTGCAGGAGTGTACGAGCCCGAGTATCGTAAACGCTGCATTACTCGGAGAAGCGCTGAATCTTTCACCGTCCCCGCAGCTCGGTCAGTTTTATATGGTCCCGTTCGATAATAAGAAGAAAGGCTGCAAGGAAGCACAGTTCCAGCTTGGGTATAAAGGATATATTCAGCTGGCAATCCGTTCCGGTTACTACAAAAAGCTCAATGTGCTTGCAATCAAAGAAGGGGAGCTTGTCCGGTATGATCCTCTGGATGAAGAAGTGGAGGTTAATCTGATTGATGATGATATCCTCCGGGAGGAAGCTCCGACCATGGGATACTTCGCAATGTTCGAGTATGAGAATGGTTTCCGGAAGACCTTGTACTGGTCAAAGAAGAAAATGCTTGCACACGCTGAGAAGTATTCTTTTGCGTTTTACAAAAACGGTGGAGCAAAATCTCTGGAATTACTGGAACAGGGCAAGATTCCGGAAAAGGATATGTGGAAGTATTCTTCATTCTGGTTTAAGGATTTTGACGGAATGGCACTGAAAACCATGCTCCGTCAGCTGATCAGCAAATGGGGAATCATGAGTATTGATCTTCAGAATGCCATTGATAAGGATATGGCAGTGATCCATGAGGACGGAAAGACAGAATATGTGGATGCAGTGAAGGCGGAAGATGATGGAGTGGTATCCGATCAGGAGTTACAGGAGGTCCAGGAAGACCAGCCGGCAGCGCCAGGAACACAGCAGCCGGATCCGAAGGGTATTGAGGCATCATTTTTTGGATAGATTTAAGAAAGGGGAAAAAGAATTATGCAGCACATTAACTTAGAAACATTTGCAAACGGAGCATTTACCGCGCAAGTAAACCGGGCGATCGAAGAGGTCACGAAGAACATCCAGGATCCGAACACGGATGCCGGCACAGCGAGAAAGATTACGGTAACGATCGCATTTAAGCCGAATCAGGAAAGAAACTTCATTGCAACCGGAGTTCAGACGAAGACAACCCTTGCACCGGCACTCGGAGCAGTCACTGCATTGAGCATGGGAAAAGATCTCCGCACCGGCGAAGTGGAAGCAGTCGAGATCGGCAACCAGATTCCAGGACAGATGTCTGTACAGGACGTTCCGGGAGTTGTACCAGAAGCAGGAACTACAGTGGTAGATGGAAAAGTAATTGATAAAGCGACTGGAGAAGTTGTGGCGGATTCGGTTCCGGAACACGCAGGCAAAGTAATTGATTTAAGAACAGCAAAACAGGCATAGGAGGAGTAAGACGATGGAAGGATTAAAAGAAGCAATTGAATTTATCACAAATCTGAAAGAAGGCAGCATGGAGCCGAAGGTGCTTGATATCAACGGTAATACATACTGTAATAAAAATCTGACAAGATACCATTATTTTCCGAAAGCAGATTCCCTGAGTGTCAACACCCTGACATCCATTGTGGACTATATCAAGGGAAAACCGGAAGAACTCCGGGAGACCATGATCCTGCATGTGATCAGTCCGACAGAAGTAAGACTGTATTCCGGACTGGTGGACGAACGCAACAGGGAGGAGCTTATGCGGGCAGATGCCATTGTAAATGAATTTCAGTTTGACCGTTATTATGACCAGGAACGTTTTCTGATCGAGCTGCAGGCAAACTTCATTGAATCCGATGATCTGACTGTCCTGAAGCAGGTTGCCGGAAATATTGAGTCAGGAACAACGGCGAATTATGATGATGATGGTGTCAGCCAGAAAACCACAATTAAGAGCGGGATTGCAAATAAGACGGATGTGATCGTACCGAATCCGGTGAAGCTCAGACCGTATCGTACCTTTGCAGAAATTGAGCAGCCACAGAGCAGTTATGTATTCCGGATCCAGGACAGTGACCGTGGGCCATCCTTCAAGCTTGTGGAAGCAGACGGCGGTTTATGGAAGAATGCAACCATGAAGAAAATCAAAGAATATCTGGCATATGAACTGGCGGAGGAACTTGAGAAGTACCACATTACGATTATCGCGTAGAAAATAACATCTCCTTAAAAATAATATATCACACGTAACCTGATAACAAGAAAGCAAGCCGGCATTATGCAGCATCTGTTGTGTAAGTGCCGGCAGAAAGGACAAAAGGGAATGACATCGGTAATGTTTACAGTTCCGGGCAAGCCGCAGGGAAAAGCCAGGGCACGGACGTATTATAATGCATCAACAAAGAAGCACTGTTCCACCACACCGGATAACACGGTCCTGTATGAGAACTTCATCAAAGATCGGTATCTGCAGATGGCAAAGGGAGTGTTCCTGGAAAGAGAAAAGCCTGTGACGCTCCGGATTATTGCAAGGTATCTTCCGCCAAAGAGCGTATCGAAGAAACGGAAGCTTGATATGCTAGAGGGAAGAGAATTGCCGCTGAAGAAACCGGATATGGACAATATTGTGAAGGTAGTAGCAGATGCACTGAACGGGGTTGCTTATCATGATGATACGCAGATCGCACTGGTTCAGGCAAAGAAATGTTATTCGGCAGTAGAAGGACTGGATGTGACAGTTGAGGAGTATACCGGATAAAAGGAAGGAAATGTAAGAAGTGGCAGGACGACCAAAACAAGGAATTGATTATTCCGGATGGTCGGTTGACATATTCGATGGTGATAAGAAGATAGACAAACTTCTTGATGCAAAAGGATGGAAGGGATTCGGGATCTACTTCTTTTTGTGTCAAAGGGCATATAAAGTAAATGGATATTTTTATGAATGGGGCTATGACGACTGTGCAACGACAGCAAGGCGGATGGGCGGCGGCATCAGTTCCGGTACAGTAAAAGAGACTGTGGATTACTGCCTGCAAGTGGATCTTTTTGATAAAGGGTTATTTGACAGGTGGGGGATCTTGACCAGTAGAGGTATCCAGCGTCGTTTTTGGGCGGTACTATCCGAGCGGCGGAGTAAAACAGTATATGGTGAGTATTGGCTTTTGAAACCCGAAGAATGCAAAGGTCTAGTTAAAGTCAGCTTATTTTCGGATGTGCAACCGACAAATGATGATGTGCAAGGGACAAATGAGGATTCGCTTTATAGAAAGGAAAGTAAAGTAAAGAAAAGTAATGTATATAAGGGCGCTTTCAGCGATTCTTCCCTTGAATCAGCTTTTCAGTTCTATCTCCTTGTCCGATCACAGAACTGGGGAGAGATCTCTGAAGAGCAAGTAAACGCTTTGAGGGAAGATCTTCTATCGCTTTCTTCTGATCTGGCTGAACAGAAAGCAATCTTGAATAAAGCTGCAGCTGGTGGATGGAAGAATTTATATCCTGTTCAAAGCAAGAGAAGGCCAAAAACAAAGAAGCAGCCAGAGAAACAAGGGAAGTTTAAGAATTTTGAAGAGCGTGAATATGAGGACATGACAGATCTTACAAGGAAGTTGATGCAGTGATGAAAAAGAAGAAGGGAAAACGTAGTACGTTTCTGAGAATTGGGAACAGGAAGAAACGGAAGATTATTAAGCGTGGGAAGTAGGAGGAATGATCATGCTGATAGAAAAGAATCTAAAAGAGGCATTGGCAGACTACATAAAAGGTAAATTTGAATATCGAAGATAGTCGAAAATGATCGGAACTGTACGTTGACAATTGAATAGTGGTGGTTGGAATGGTATAATTTCTGTATCAAATATGCGAAGGAGGATATCGATATGGGAACTTGCTTTTGGTGTGAAGGAACCGGGAAATTCAAAAAACCTAGAGATGAAGAAAAATATTCAGAAATATTTGACAGGTATGATGCTCCTGGAACGTTATCAATGGGAGAGTGTAGAAAAAGAGCTCTCGAGGAAGTTGGATACGACTTGGTAAAATGCAAGCATTGCAACGGAACTGGAATTCAAAAAGATTAAAATTGTTCTTGCCAACCATCAATATTCGGTGGTTGGTATTTTTATGCTCAGAAATGAGGAAAAGAGAGACATTAGCCTCTCTTAGTCCAAGTGATGTCATAGCCTAAAATATCGAGAACTTCTTCGACTTCTGAATATTTAAGTGTTCCACGAATCATTTTAGAACTAAAGTTCTGAACGCTGGTATTAGTACTGTGGCGTATATTTAATTCTTCAACTACAGCAGTTATTGTCCATCCATTTTTGATTATAAGTGCTTTGAGATCATCCTTTAATGGCATTTTCCCACCTCCTATATGCTATATATTTAGCCATGAGCAAAACTCCACACATTCAGTATTTATGCGGGTTTGCGAGGCATGGCAACCTCTTTTATCACTCCAAATTTATAGTAACAATCA